GACACCAGCTACGTCGCCACAGTTCTTTCCTAGAAACACAGTACAGAAGACGCTAATCTGTACTAAGCCGGGCAGTGCCCGCCCCCACCACGACATTTACTGGTACGCCCCATGGCCACCACCGTCCTGTCCGGCACGTCCGGCGCCCTCTACTACAAGCCCGCTGGAACCACCGGATCGTTCGGTGAATCCAACGTAACCACCGCCTCCGACACCATCACAGTTCAGACTTTCCTGAACTTCAAGGTTGGCGACCCGGTTGTCTTCAGCGTGATCAACAGCCAGACCGGGGGCTCCGGTAGCGGCACCCTCCCCGCTGGCCTCAGCGCTGCCACCACCTACTACGTCATCTCGTACACCGCCTCCACCGGTGCCCTGCAGGTCTCCGCAACTGCCGGTGGCGCCGCCGTCGACATCACCGACGATGGCACGGCCGTTGCCCCCAACGAGTTCCAGGTCGAGTATGCCGCCTTCGCCGTCGTCGGCCAAGTCCGCGACTGGAGTTTTGAATTCAGCCGCCAGGAAATCGACGTCACCACGATCGGCCAAACCCCCGGTCAATACGTCCCCTTCCGCAGCTACATCAGCGGCTTCGGCGACGGCACCGGCACCGCCACGGTCTACATGACCAACGAGGACGCCGCCCTGTCCAACCGCATGATCGAGGACGTGCTGCAGCGCCAGCAAACCGGCGCCGCCTTCAAGCTCTACACCGACCGCGTCTTCAGCGGCGGCACCCTGAGCGAAACCCTCAGCCGCTCGATCTCCTTCGACGCCGTGCTGACCTCGGCCAGCCTCAACATCAACCCCGACGACGCCCAATCGGTGACCGTCAACTTCCGCCCTGCCGGCACCCCCACCTTCGACTTCGCCCAGTCCTGATCCACCACCTGGAACACCCCACGGCCCCGGGAAACCGGGGCTTTTTCATGTCTATTGCGCTACAGTAGTTACATCAACACTCTGTTGTATGCCCGTTCCAACTCGCGCTATCGACCGCCTCCGCAAGGCCGCCAACCTGGAGCCCGTCAAAAAGTCCGTCGAACTCAGCGATGGCAGCACTTTCGAGATGTGGGTCACCCCGCTGACCATGGCCGAGCGCGAACGCGCCCAAAAGCAGGCCAAGTCCGACGACGCCACCGCCTTCGCCCTTCAGCTCCTGATCACCAAGGCCCTCGATAACTCGGGCACCAAGCTCTTCAGCCCGGGCGAGATCGACGTCCTCAAAAACGAAGTCAAGGACAAGGACCTCCAAGCCCTGATGCTGGCCATCATCACCGACGACGCCGAGGCTGACACCGACATGAAAAGTTCTGCAAGCTGAGTTAAAGCAAGACAACTGGTTGTTGCTATCTATGGGTGTAGCCAAAGAACTCGGTTACACCCTTACGCGCTTGTGGGCTGAAATAACGCCACAAGAGTTACTTTTGTGGTCCGTATATTTCGGTTACCTCAACGAAGAGCAAGAAAAAGCTATGAAGAACGCCAGGCGACGCTAACTTTTCGGATCGGTGTAGTCAGCACTCTTTCATCGCTCCATCCTCGCTGAACGCGGGTATTTAACGTGTTGTACTTAACCCCCAACTCCTCTGACCAAACAGCCAGAGACTGGATTTTTCCATTAAGTGTCAACATCTTATTGTTTGTCTTGTTTCGTGCTTGTGAAACAGCGGTAGCCCACTCGCAATTCCATGGAGCGTATGGACCGTCATTGTCTATGCGATTTAGGGTTAAACCCTCGGGGCGGTCTCCCATATCGACGTAAAAGTTGTCAAACACCTGCCAGCGTTCGCAAACGTATATCCCTCTACCACCATACTGGGCATACTTGGCGTTTTGAGGATTCTTGCAGCGATCCAGCATCATGCTCCACACCCGATAAATGTTCGAGCGTGTTTTGCCATGACGCTTGTTGTTGCCGGGTACTGTCTCTTTCCATAGACACCCGCAACTCTGCACAATACCTCTACGAACAGGGTTATGCCACGTCTCTTTGACAGGACTGCCGCAGTCGCACTGAAACTTCCAACGACCGCTGCACTCCGCTGGTCCTACGCACACAAGACGGCCGAAGCGTGTCCCGATTGGAGGTACAATCCGTTTCATCGGTCAAAACTAGCTTTGATCGGTCACGCTCCAAGGGCTGCAACCCGTTGGAGCACCCATATCCTACTGGAAAAACGCCGCCGCTAACCCCGGCGGCCTTTTTGTCGCGTAAACTGAAGTACCAGTCCACACGCCAACGCCGTGGCCTACAGAGCAGAAATCGAAATCGGCGTAAAAGGCGTACGTTCCTTGGAACAATTACGCTCCGAACTAAATAAAAGCGCTACTGCTGCTGAGAGTCTTAATAGTATTGTCGGCGCCCGTGGGGGTCTTGTACAGAGTATTCAAAACTACGTCAACAACTTAAACACAGCTGCGCGTACTCTTAGTTTGGTTACAGCCGGTACGCGTGCTGAAACAAAAGCTATACAAGAATATGTAACAGCTTTAGGTCAAGCTAACACTGCTAGATCACGTCAAAACAATTTAATAGATGCCGAAATAAAGCGCCGTCAAGAAGTGGCAAGACTACAAAAATTAACTGCCGCTGGTATTTTTGAAACTAGTCGTTTTAAGCAACCCATAGGCCCACAACCTTCTCCCTTACAGGGACAGTCGAGTGCCGTAGGTGAGCGTATAGCGCGTACAATCGCGCAACGTCAAGAAGAAGCAGCGCTTCAAAAAGCTCTTCTTGCACTAGAACAACGAAAAGCCACCGAACTTAACAAACAACTACAAGTACGCGGAGAATTAAATGCCGCTGTAGCAAGGGAAGTAAATCTAGTCCGCGCTGGAATCAGACCCGCTACACAGTACGCCCAAGCCATCGGTCCCCAACCAGCGAGAGCCGCTGGTCGTGCCGGAGCTAGAGGAGGCGGAAGCAATCGCCTTGGCGGTGTCGTAAGCAACGCCGTAATTGGCGGCGCCTTCCCGCTGCTGTTCGGCCAAGGCGGTGGAGCCGCAACCGGCGGCGCCCTCGGCGGCGCACTCGGGGGTCTCCTCGGCGGCACCGGCGGTTTTGCTGGGTCTCTGCTCGGAACGCTTCTTGGCAGTATCGCTGAACAAGGCGGAAAAATTAAAGAACTTGCCGCCGACATTGGCCTGAGCGCAGATCAAACAACTCGGCTCCAGCAGGCCTTCAAACTTGCGGGGCAAGACGCCGACAAGTTCACCGAAGCTGTCCAAAACATCCGCGGCGTGGGCCTCGCCATCGAAGACCAAGCCAAAGCTATCGACCTCGTCAGCGTCCTCACCGAAAAGTATGGCGGCAATATCACCAAGGTCACAAACGCTCTGACTGGAGCACTGGAAAGCGGAAAAGTAACACAGGCTACCCTCAACCAACTGAGCAGCCAGGGCATTGACATCCAAGGCGCTTTAGCCGAAAGGTATAACACAAACCGCGACGCCATCTTGAAGATGGCAAAAGACGGTACCATTTCAGTACAAGATCTAATTGACACACTCGTCGTTCTCGGTAATAAAGGAGTTAAGTCGGCTGAAACAACTCAAAGCGCGTTTACCGAAGGTTTTGCTCGTATCCAACAAGCAACCGAACGTTTACAGCAAGTCCTTGTCTCTTCATTCGACGAAACAAGCAAATCTATTCAGTTTTCCTTGGGCGGAGCTATCCAGGCAGTAACTGGGTATGTCGAAGAATTTATCCTCGGGCTAGCTGAACTAAGTCGAGTTGCTGGAGCAGCTCTAGACCCGATCATTAGCGGTTATGTGCGTATCCAATCCGCTATTTACGACGCCGTAACAGCTGTACCAGCACTGCGTGATGCGATTGTGGCTTTTGCCGCATCCGCCTTCGGACCGTTAAGCGGAGTTGTAGCGCTGATAGACCGCATCCGTGGAGCCGGAGCGGACAGAAAAAATAAACTTCAAGGGCCTCCTGTCCCGGCTCGGCTTCAAGTTCCTGTACTTCGTTCCTTTGCTGCACCCGCACAAGCTCTTCCCAGCGGAGCAGGTGGCGCTGGCGCAAAACCCAAAAAAGACAAAACAGCCGAAGAACTCCAGCGTTCCTTGGAAGAAGGCAAAAAATTATCTGTTGAATTTTCTCGGCAAATAATGCTAAATAGTGGATTATCTGATATTGAAAAGAAACGGCTGCAAATTGTTTTTGACTATCAAGACTACCAAAAGCAAATTTCTAATCTAAAAAATGCGGAGCAGCGCAAAAGCCTGGAACTGCTCAACATAGACTTTAAGCGACAAAAAAATCGTGAGCTAGATCTTGAAGTAATAAAAGACAGCCTAAAAACATTTGAAAAATTAGCGGAACTTGATTTTAGTAACACAGAAAATTTGGGCATTCGTGCGTTTAACCGCGGCGCAGGTGGTGGAAATTTTAGAACGGACATTTCACTCGATCCACTAAACAAAACGATGCAAAAACAAGAAGAGATGCGTGCAAAACTTAAAGAGCTGACCGATCCAATCAATGCTGCAACAGCAGGAGCGCAAGCAATCAGCGGTGCATTCGGTAGCGCGTTCCAAAGCATTATTAGCGGCGCGCAATCCACAGAAGAAGCACTTGCGGGTGTGTTCAAAAATATCGGTGAGTCGTTCATCAACATGGCAACCGAAATACTGGCACAGATGATGATGATGTTCATTTTCAAGCAACTGCTTGGTCTGTTCGGTGGCGGTGGCGGCGGTGGGCTGTTCAGCGGTGCTGGACCAGTATCCGGTGTATCTGCGTTTGGGCCAGCAGGTGCAGGAGCCAATTTCAACCCGTCAGCTTTTGGCGGGATGAAGCTGTTTGCTGACGGCGGCTTCGTTACAGGTCCTACTAGCGCCGTGGTTGGCGAAGGCGGCGAATCTGAATACATCATCCCCGCCAGCAAGATGCGCTCCGCCATGAGCCGGTATGCTGCTGGCGCTCGTGGCTCTGCGGTCATCCCGGCTGGCGACGACACCAGCAGCGGCGGCGGCACCGCCACAATGGCACCAGCCTCCATCGACGTGCGCTACACCGTGGAACGCATCAACTCCGTTGACTACGTCACCGCCGACCAGTTCCGCGCTGGCATGGCACAAGCCGCCCAGCAGGGCGCCGAGCGCGGTCAACGCATGACGCTGCAGCGCATCCAGCAGTCACCCTCAACCCGCCGCCGGATTGGCATGTAATGGAACTCAGCATCGGGCATTACCTGACCTTGGCCAACCCTAGGAATACAGAGGTCTACCGTTTCCAGAACTTCCACATCGGCCAAACCGGCACCTACGGCGGCCAGTCTTACGGCTTCCTACCGTTTGGTTTTTCAGGCGTCAGCATCAACCGCACCGGCGACAACACCGAAGCCAACTTGGTATTGCCCAACAATGAAATCAGCCGCAACTGGGCGCTTAACGCCATCCGCCAGAACTGGATTGGCACGGTGTTCATGATGCTGCTTAACCCAGACGACCGCACAGATGCCACGCTGCTGACGCAATACGTCGGCCAAGTGGCAGGTGGCGCATGGGAAGAAACCACGCTGTCGCTCAGGCTCAATACCATTCTTGACGCTGTTGGCACCGACGTGCCGATGCGGCGCATCACGCAAAATCTGGTCGGCAGCGTACCAGTGTCGTCCAATGTCCAACTGCGCTGACCTGATAGGGCTGCGTTACCGCCTTGGCGCCGATGGCAGCAACGGCGAAATCGACTGCATCCATTTGGTGTACACGGCTCTGGAACGCATGGCAATCCCGACGCCAGCGTTCAACCCCGCCTGGTACGACGCATCATGGCCGTGCATCGCCCGTGCGCTGCTGGCATGGGGCAACCGCATCGACCGCCCAAGCTATGATGGAGACGTGCTTGTGCTACAACAAAGCACCAAGGGATTTGCAGTTGCATGGCACAGGGGGATTCTCTACATCAACCGCCACAGCGAACAGGTGGCTTGGTGCCCGGTGCCTGCAATGTCCAATTACCACTGCTTCCGTTTGAAAAGGAGCTGATTGAGCTGCTGGGTTGCAGCGAAGCGGAGTACCGCCGGTTTGCGCAGGAGGCCATCTACAAAGGCCGCACCCGCCCGGCTGAATACGACTTGGTGCCGGATGTTCAGAATGGTCCATTTGTACCGGCTTTAATTTCTCTGGCGGTCGGGCTTGTTTTCCAGGGTGTTGCCTTGTTGCTGGCACCAAAGCCCAAGGCGCCGCCAGCGCAGCGTGAAATTACGCAGCGGCAGCTTGAAAGCATCACCGGCGGTGACCGTTTCAGCGCCACGAGCGGTTTCAGCAGCCAGCTCTCGCTTGCCTCATTTGGCGATGCCATTGCCATTGTGTTTGGCCGTTATACCGGCGCAACCGGCGGCATCCTCGCAGCACCGTCGCTGGTGTGGTCGCGGTCATTTTCGCTTGGTTCGCAACAAGCCATCAAGCTGTTGTTTGTCGTTGGCGAGCAAGGCTTAGGCGACGGCATTGCCCCACCGAATCTTGGCGGCATATTTATTGGCAACAGCGCTCTTGACATTATTTACACGCACAACTTTGCCTTCTACTGGAAACGCAACAGCAATAAGTTTTTCCGCATCACATCACGCAATTTGTTTTATGGCACTCGCGGCGGATTAGCTGCAGGCGATGTCGAGGCGAATGACGACATTTTTGCCTGCCCGACGCGCAACAGCCAAGCCGACACCGGCTTTTGCCACACCTACTCCATCAGCGCCAACGCGCAGTTTGGCGTGTATTCCGCCATCGGCAACGCCACAAATTACCGCGTCAACTGGCGCGTCATCTCTATCCCCAGTGACAACGACAAAGGCAGTGTGCTGACGGCTGAGCGCGTCAAGATTGCAGGCGACTACGGCATCACCACATCAGCAGCCGACATCCGCAAGCAAGGCCAAAAAGGCGTCGGGCGCAACTACGGTCGCCGCATGGGGCTGACCAAGTTCAACAACCAGCCCACCACCAACCCAACAGACCTGAGAACCGCGACGATTGGCAGCACTGCAACATTCTCAATCGTCCCCGGCGAATTACCGCAAAACACCTACTTCCTCGATCCTGCCTATACCAACGTTCGTGTTGATGACATCAATGGTGAAGTCACCAACATGCGCCAAGCAGCGGACGACATGCTGCAGGTAGGCGAAACCGTCATGATTGGCCGCACCGTATGGGTGGTGGAATCACGGTCTAGGCCGCTATGGGAAACAAGCCAGCGGCAAGAGATCACGCTGCGCTGCCGAGAGTTGTTTGGCGATGGCCTTGGCGCAACCATTGGCATCGTGTCGGAGCAGATGGTTAACCGTGGCATCTACAACGATGACAACGGCACCACCAACGCAAGCAACGGCCTTGGTTTTAACTCGGGCGCTGGTTTCTACCCAATAACCCGCGTGGCTTTTGGCGTGGTGCGCAACACCCGCGCTTGTGAAGTAACTGAAATCGGCATTCGCAGCCAAGTGTGGCAACGCGCCAATGGCCTGTGCAACTTTGCTGCGCTGCCGACACCGACAGACCTTATCCGCTCAGACGCTGATGACATCAA